CGTCGGCTTATGCTCGATCGTGAAGAGTTTCACGCCGTGCTCGTCGGTGGCCTTCATGATCAAAATATCGACGAGCAGCTCCATGTCGTTTTCTTTGCTGCGACGATAAAGCCGGTTCTTTTCCGAGAGCGTGACCGGCGTTGCGTGCACGACGAGCTTCCACTCCGGCACGTCGATTTTGCGCGTGCCGAGTGATGCGAAGTGTTCTCTGACGAGGTCGATTGCGTCCATGTGTGTTGTGTGTTTTTTGCCTGCGAAATTAAGCCGTGAGCGTGCTCAGCGGACCGTTGCCCTCGAAGGCGATCGAGCCCTCGATAATGCCGTCGAATGACGCGGAGACGTTAAACTGGGTGACGATGGCCGCGCCCGAATAGTAAACGTCGCCGGTGCTTGCGCCCTCTGGATAAAGGTTCAGCGTGACCGAGCTTCCGATGGTGATCAGGAGCTGGCCGGCGTCGGTCTCGTCCCAGTAGAGGTCACCGCTGACCGAGAACGATTTCATGGATGCGAGCCGGGTGCGGTAGGTGTCGCCAAGGACTGAGTCCTCGACGGTGTCGGACGAATGGGTGAGACTGTAGTTCCGCAGCTCGCCAATCGTCGTGCTGGACAGTTTGATGAGGCCTTCCCGGCCGAGTTTGGTTGCCATAAAATGAGGTTAGTCGGTTGAAAAATAGATGCAGTTGAAAGTGTGCCGAGCCGAGCCGAAGCGCCGGTCCTCGTCTGGCTCAATCGTATATTCGACGGACGTCAAATGCAGGTCTTGACACTGCCCGCCCAGCGTAACGTCCGCGAGCACCGCCGCCTCGACCGCTGCGCTGCCGGTGTCGAAAAGGTCGTCGATCAGGTAGGTGCCGCTCTCGGCAATAAAGTAGTCCACGACGAGCTGCAACTGCCGGTATTGCGTGCGGTTGCTCGGACCGAGCGTGCGCACCTCGATCTGCTCGCTGACCGCGTAAACGGCTGCGGCCGGAAAGCTGACGCTGGCAATCGTGTTGTTGCGACCGCGCAGAATGTTCGCCGTCGGAACGACGAGAGCGCCCGTGAGCGCGTTGGCGGTGGCGTTGCGGATGTTTGTGCGGGTGCTCATGCTGCGGTTTTAAGTGGCATCATTCCTTTTACTCTTATGAAACCCAAATTGACCGCTGCATTTGAATTTATTGCCTCAATCTTTTTGACGGTCGTTTGAATCCGCGAGTTGATCGCGCCGTCAATCATGCGCTGATAGTTTGGAATCTTCACGTTGTGCGCCGTCGCCTTGATGAACGGCTGCGGACCGAAGCTCGATCGCACCGAGCCGAACAGCTTGTTGCCGCTGGCCTGCGGCTTGAGCTTATCGCTGAATTTCTTGTAGCGCGCACCGGTCACTTTTGCCGACGAGTTCCAGCCCGAGACCGTCCAGCCGACGCGGCCCTCGATCTCGTTGCGATACTTTTTGTAGTCGCCGCCGAACGCGAGTTGGTCCGGCTTGCCGGTGATTCTCCCGCGAGCGTTTTGTTTGCGCCTGTGCTCAAGGCGCAGCGCGTCTTCGTTCTCCAAAAGTCTCATGCCGTAGTAGTGCGAGAGCTTCGGGTTGCGCAGAAGCGCCCGCAGTTTCTCGACCTGCCGGTTGCGAACGTAACGCGCCATCGATGTGTAGAATCCGCCCTTGGTCGCTTTGGCCTGCAAGTCTTGGTAAACGAGCGGCTCCGCCAGTCTGGAAAAGTCGGCTCGCACTGCGTTCGCGCCCTGCTGCTTGCTCTTGGGCGGCGTGAATTTGACGATGGTTTGGATCGCGTATTTCGCCTCCTCCTTGATGACCAGCCCGAGGTCCACTTTCGCCGCGTTGGCGAGCTTCGCTAGCTGGAATTCTAGCCGCGAGAAACTGGCTTCGATTTCGATCATATCGACTTTTGCACTTCGAGTTCACATCCCGCGCCCTCGGCGTCGAGCATCACGCGATCAATGAAATAGGTGATGCCAGCCCGCGAAAGCGTCTGCGTGACCTGCGGCACGGCGCTCACGCTCGTCGTGAGCAGGAAAACGGTGAAGCGCGAATCGTCCCGGCGTTGGTCCTCGAACTCAGCGAACGCGTTGCGCGAGGATGACCAGACGCCCGTGATGCTTGCGCCCTGATACGTAAACGAAATGCCCGCCTGCTCCAAGATCGCGGAGAAGTCGGAGTTGATTTGCGTCGGGTCGAAGTCTCGGACGGCGGCCATACAATTGCTCGGTTCGTCAAACCGCGGGAAAGTGCATCGCGTGCAGCGCCGGCCGGTTCTCCCGCAGCCACGGCTCGGCGTCTGCCATGCACTTCGCGGCGTCGTTGCCGCACGTCTGCGAGCCGACGTGATGCACGTAGGCACGCGAAACGAAGTGCCTGCGCTTCATGTCGGCGCATTGCACGTCATCGGAAAACCAGTTGATCGGCGGAAAATCGACCCACGCGTCTCTGTGAATCCACGCACAAATCGGCGCGATGACCGGCGTCTCGATGATGCTGCGCTCCGACTCGAATCGCAGAAAGTCCAAGCGCCCGGTGCCGCAACGGATGTTCTGTGCGCCGCGTGCGTAGTCCGAGCGGGCTGCCACCCAGCCGAGGTCTGGATGATGCACGCGAATAAAGGCGACATCATACATAAGTGTCCGCCACGTCGCCGGCGTGAACACAATGTCATCGTTGCAGACGACGATCTGGTCGTGCTCCTTGAACGCGATCCCCGCCGCGTGGTTGTAGGCCTGGCCGAACGTCGCCCCGACGCCGTGGAAATAGTAGGTGCGGACCTCCCGCGGCACGTAGGCCTTCACCGACGCCTTGAGCACGTCGAGACACCTTGCGTTGGTCGTGCAGACAACGATGGCCGGCTCGGGAATCATGCCTTTTTTGCTCCCAGAATTTGCTCGATGTTCTCGGCGTCAATCAGCGTGCAGCCGCTCGCAAGGATGCGCTCGTCCCAGCCGTGCGGCGCCACCATGCCGTCCTCGGCGTTGACCTGTATCACGCCCGGCTCGGCTGCGCTTGGCTCGCCTACGTCGTGAAGAAATTGCTTCGCCATGCCCATCGTCTCGGCGTCGTCGGCCTTGACGAGAAAGCGGTGTTCGATGCGCTCCGGCTGCGCCGCCGTTGAAAGCCACGCGTCGCGGAAGGCGACCGATTTGGTCGAGTTGCCAAGCGTCTTTTGCGTCAGCCGGATCTTCGGCTGGGTATGCTTGTGGAAAACGAGCTGCATCGCCGCCGCGTCGTCCAATTGGCCGGCGAGACGGAACGCACGCGCCGCGAGGTCGTGCCCGGCCCAGCCATACCACTTGACCTCGTGAGTCCACGGCCGGTCCTTCTCGGTAGGCTCGGGAAGGCTCAGCATCCGCGACGCCCAGAAGCTCGCCCGTTTGCCGTCGTTGCGCTCGAAGCTAAGCAGAATGACCGATGCGATGGCTTCGCGGCACCACGGAAAAACGCCGTGCGCCGACATCGCGAACTGGATCGCCTCGCGACGGGAAGCGACGAGTCGCGCAAGGTTGAGCTGCACCTCGTAGCGGAAACTGTCGTCGAGGTTTGGGAAGCTCAGCGCGATGCGGCCGAACTGCTCGGCTGCGGTCTTGTTGCCGGCGCAATAGTGCTCTTGGTGAATGTAAAAGTATTGGGTCGCAGACTCGGCGACGCTGCGCCCGAGGATCGCCAGGTTGCGCTTGCGGTTGTCCTGTTTGATCGCAATCGGCTGATGATGCCAGACCGGCGTCGCCCAGTCGAAATGCCGGTCGTTCGGAAGTAGGAGCAGATTTTCGTGCACGTCGTGATGCCACACGCGCCCGCTCGCAAATGCGCTGCGCCGCACGATCCGCTCGCGGTGAAGTTTCTTGCCGGTGCCGCGCACGTCGTAAGGACAACGAACCATGAGCACGTCGTCCGATAGCTCCGCGAGCCGGTCCCGCAGCTTCTCGGCCTCCGCAATCACGTCGTCGCAGTCGGCCCAGATCAGCCAATCGCCGCACGCCTGCGCGAACGATTGATTGCGCGCCCGGCCGAACGAATCGACGTGCTTCCATGCCTGCGCCGTGGCGCCGTTCTTGTATTCCGAGAAGATGAATCCGACCGAGTGCTCCATGCACCAGTCGCGCACGATCTGCTCGGTGGCGTCCGGTTCCTGCGAGCCGATGGCGCGCACAAGTGAAACCTCGTCAATCACGCCGTCGAAGCTGTCGAGCATCGCGCCGATTTGTGCCGCCTCGTTGCCTGCGATAACGCAAAGGGAAAGTATCATGTTCGTTGTGTGTTCCTCAGGTCTTGCTGAACGCTCGGACCGGTCAAAACAAAAAGCCCCACGCCGTGAAGCGTGAGGCTGTTTACGAAACCTAGTTAAGATCAGGAATACTGCGTGGTGACCAACTGCCCGGCGTTCGCATTGACCACCTTCTCGGCGGTGTATTGCGAGGCGCGGACGATGTTCGACTTGATCGCCTCTTCGCGATAGGTCGAGACGCCGATTGCCGGTCCGTACTCCGCCCACGACAACGTAAAGGCAGCACCGCCTCCAAAATATCCGGCTGAAGCCTGCGTGACCGAACCGACCCAGATGAAGGTGTTGGCCCAGACGTTTCCGGCAGCGAAGGCGACGCCTTCGGGTGCCGTGTCGTAGCTGGCGCGACCGATCAGAACCTCGGCGACGCCGAAAACTTCAGCGGCTGCTTGGGTGCTGGCGTTGAGGATCGTGTCAGTCGAAAGACCGGTGCCGCGTAGGCGGTTCTGGAATTTCGTGCTGGCGCGGATGCGAGTCCATACTGGATATGGAATCACGACCTTGAGGTTGCTCGTCGATTCGCCCTTGGAGAGCAAACGGTCGATGGCCTCTTGGACGTCCTGACCAGCATCGAACGTCGCGAGATTCGCGGTCGTGTAGGCGGTGCCCGAGTTGGTCGCCGTGAACGTGCCGCTGTCGAAGATTTTGGCGGCAACGCGAAGCTCGTGAGCGAGCAGGAGTTTGCGCTTGGCCAATTTGGCGGCGATAACTTCGGCGTCGAAGAAACGCGCAACGTCGAGGGTGACGGTGTCGTCAACGGCCTCTTCGTAACCGTATTCGAGAGCCGTGTAGGTGTCTTGAACGAAGGCGCGAGTGCCGCGAGCGTAAGCGCTGTATGGCGAACGGGTCTTCATGTCGCTCTTGAGGAGCTGACCTTCCTTCAGAACGAAGGATGGATATTGGCCGGCGCGCACTGGCACGTCGAGGATTGGCATGACTGCGGTGCCGATCAGTCCGGCCTCGAAGTCTTTTGCCTGCTCAACTACGCCGGCGATGTCGCCACGGAAAATTGCTGCTGAATTGCTATACATGGTAATTTATTTTTGAAGGTTAGAGATTCTTTGGCAGCATCTCGATGATGGCCGAAGCGTCAGAGGCGGTGGTGAGAGACTTGCCCACCGTTATGGAACCTGTGATTGCCACGGTCCCGTTGGCGGTTGAGAAGAGAGTATCATTTACGGTGACCGGACCTGCGAGCAGCGTCACCTTGACGGTGTTGCCGCCGAGGAACTGAACGGTGACGAGGTCGCCGCTTGCAGCGTCGATGGTAGCCACGCCGTCAGGCAGGGAAGCGGTGGCGGAAAGACCGACGCCGCGGTTGCTGGAAATCGAAACGAGGCGGAAGGCGGTGATAGCCGCGTTCGCGACGAACGTGCCGCTGTTTTGGTAGGAAGTTGCCATGGTAGTTTTAGATTAGAGTTTGACGAGTTCGCCGCCTTGAACGCGCGCACGATAGGCAGCGTAAAGCTCGGCATGGTTTTTGATCGCGAAGGTGATGGCCTCAGATTTGTTGCCCTTTAGCTCGGTGGCTTTAGCTGCAACGACGTCCTCGAACTTCTGGACCTGCACGACGGGTTTGACTGCTTCGGCCGAGGCAATCGGAGCGGCTGGCGCACCGAAGGACTTGGCAAATTCTTTGACGGCGGCGAGCGCAGCGGTGTTGGCCGCGAGCTGCACGACTTCGTTCTGCGCGCTCATGGCGGCAGGCTTGTCTTCTTTCGGAGCGAGAGCGCTTTCGAGCTTCGCGACTTTCTCATTCATGCTCATCATGGCAGACTGAATCATGCCTTCGATGGCCTTCTTCATTTCGTCATTCATCGTTTCAAGTTTTGCTTCTGGTTCCGGCGCGGTCTGGAGTTGCTCCAGCTTGCGCGCGAAAAATCCGTTCGGGTTCGCGGCCGGTTCGGACACGAGATCCACCGAGTAGATTTCGGAACACCTTTGCAAAGTCGTGAGCTTGTCCGTGCTTTTTTCCGACGGACCCGAGAACGCAATCGAGAGCCCGAACGTGTCGGGAATCCGCTCGGCGATCTCCAAAATGTAAGCGCGATGCGGCGAGGTTTGCAAAAGGTGCAAATCGCCGAGCAGCTTTTCTCCGCTGATGCGCAGCGCGTCGATGTAGCCGACGATGTCGCCGGCGCCGCCGCTGTGGTTGAGCTTTACCTTGAGCCCGCCCGCGTATTGCTCGGCCGCGGTCTTCACCTGTGCCAGCGTCTTGTCGTCAATCATGACGCCGTGGCCAAGCGCCGGCCCTTTAGTGATCAGCGAGACGCCGCGAATGATGCCGGCTTCGGCATCGATGACGCCTGCGGAGGCTGAGAAAGTAATGACGGGTTCCATCGCCTAAGCGATGGCCGTCAAAACCGATCAGCGCTTTGTCTTCTTTTTCCGACCCTTTGGAGCGATTGCGACGACCGGCTTCTTCTTCGCGCCGATCCACGGAGCGACGGCAAAGACCATTCCGAGTCCCGCCGCGACGCTTGCGAACCGTTCAAACGTGAGAAGCGCCAGGTCTGCGGCATCCTTGTGCGTGCGCGAAATCGTCAGCTCTTCGTGCAGAGCCTTGTTGATCAGCGCCGTCATCGGCTCGATAACCGCGTAAAGCTCGGCGGTCATGGCCGGCGAGTTGAGCGTTTCAATTTGCCCGGCGTCGCAGGCTGACCGCGCTTTTTTGAGGTAGGCTGCAACGAGTTTGTGCTGCGCCACGAGTTCTGTCGGGTTGCCAAATTCCGCGAGCAATCGCTCCGCCTCGGCTTGGAGCTTCGCCAGCGAGTCGCAAAACTCCTTCGCGTTGATCAGTCCCTTGCTTGCCTTTGCCTGACCGTCCACGATAGCCAGCCCGTAAATGTCGAACAGCGGACTGAGCACGTTGCTCGTCATCTCGAATTCTTTGTCGCTCGCCGCGATGTGCTTCGAGACCGATTTGACCGTGACCACTCCGACGCCCGCGAAACAGATGACGGTCGCGGCGAGCGCAGCGGTGATCAGCTTCGGATTCATTATTTCTTGAGCAGCTTGCCCGGGTTCTTGGAATACTTTTTTGCCAGCGTGGTCAGCCCGTCGATAATCTCAGGCGCGAGCAGCCCGGCGACGCCGTAGGTCACGGCCTTCACGAGTGAGCTGACCTCGATCTGCTCCACGATAAACCAAGCGAGCGTCGAGACGATGGCCGCCATGATGACGCGCCGCACGCTGTCCCAGATCGTCCCTTGGATCGGGTTGGCCAGTAGGCGAGCAATCATGCCAGCGCCGCCGATGACCGCAGTCAGCCAGCCCGTTTCTTTCCAGAGCCTAGCGACTTCCATCAGGTCTTTGTGGTCGTTCATTTTTTGCGGCTCATGCGATCTCCGAACCACCAGCCGATGCAGTTGAAAGCGCAGAATTGAATCTCATCAATCATCTCGGCCTGCTCAAGTGCGGTGACGCGAAAGAAGACAATCGTCACCAGAACCAAGAGGAGCAGCGTGATAAGTGGGCGAAACAGCGTTATCAAATTTGCTGCCCATGCCGAAGTGTTGGCCGGAGGTGTCGCCGCCTGCTGGCTCGCGGTGAACGCATCCCACTTTGCCTTGTCGCTGGCGATCTCAGCCATCGCCTTTGCCTCTTCGAGCTTTCGCTTGTGGTCCTGCCCGGCCTTGTAGTTCTCGAAAAAGCCGTTGCCGATGCGGAGCAAAACACCGAGTGCGCCGCCGCCGAGAGCATTTGTGAGCAGGTCGAGCATGGCTTATACCTTCTTCGGATTCGTCAAACGGCGGAACAAAAAATAAGGCAGCCAAATCCACTTTGGGATTCGCGTCACGCTCACCTCGGTGCCTTCGATGCGCGGCATCTCCGCATCCCAGAGCTTCAAACGAATCGGCGACCCATCGGGTGAACAGCAATTCACCAAAGAAACCATGCGCGTCGGAGCGCGGCCCGGCTCCCAGTAATTGTCATACTGCCCGAGCTCAATCGTTCCGCTCACGACCGAGCCGTAAAGCGTGAAGCCGTTGATTGCGCCCTTGATCGTAACCGAGCCGTGAATCGTGCAGTTCTGCACCGTGTAATTCGAGCCGCGCACGCAATCAATCGAGTCCTCGCGGCTGGCTGGAATGGTCAGCCCGCTGATGACAAGCCCCGTGCAGTTGGAGCATTTAACGAGATCGTCGTAGTTCTCAGGATCGAGCGGTGCCTGCCACTCAGCCGCGTTCACCGTCAGTCCGTTGTCCTGCGGCCCAACGTAGCTGCGCCAATTCGTGTCCGCCGTCCCGCTCATTCGGCTTTCGGTTCCTTTGGCTTTAACGCCTCGGCGATCTGCTCCGCGCACTTGCGTAGCAAATCGTGGTCGTCGGCCTTTAATGGAGCTAGGCGAGCGGCTGCGTATAGGTTCTGGAGTGCTTGTTCGTTGGTCATGTGTTTAAGCGTTTGCAATGGTGGTCACGGTGCCGGAGCTGCCGCGATATTTGAGTGCGCCGGATTCGACGTAGAGCTGGCCCATGCCTGCGGGTGAGGAGCTTGGTGCGGTGCCGTTTGCGATGCCGAGAACCTTTGCGGCAGAGGTGCCAAAAGCCGTTACGCCGATGCCGATGTTGCCGGTATCAGCAGCGGTAAAAACATTTACCGCCGAAATGTTGCGGATGTAAAAATTTGTGCCAGAGGACAGCGTCGTGTAAACATCCCCTGCTCCCCGAAAATCAAAATTTGCCGCAGCGTTGATTCGGTCGCTAATCGTCACGGCTCCCGTCGCGCTCAACGCCCCGGTCACGGCGAGGCCCTGAGAAAATGTTGCGGGCGCATAACCATTAACAACAAACTGACTTCCGCCATCCACACCAATCGTGACGCTGGTATTAGTCGGGCATTGCAGGCGCAAAGGGTTGCTGCCGCTTGAGGTGACTTGAGTTGCGGTGGTGATGATTCCCGTCGCCGACAACGCCCCGGTCACGGCCAAGCCGCTGGTAGTTAGGTTTGCGCGTTCGGTAAACGTGATCGCATTGCCCGCTGTGCCGCTTGCCGCTGTGAAAAATCGAAATCCGCCGTCGTAAAAGTTTATTGCCGATGCCTTGTCTGCGGTGTCGTAGTTGTAGGTGTTCGATGAGCTAGTGGCGCGGAGGTTGTAGCCGACGTAAGGATAATCGCTGGACGAAGTAACGATAGAAGTTGTGCCAATTTTTCCGCCCGTGTTCGCACCGCTAGTATTTGTCGCGAGATTGAAGCTGCTTGGAACGGCAACACCCCCAACGCCGACATTGCCGCTCGCGCTCAACGTCGTAAACGCGCCCGTGGAGGCGGTGCCAGAACCAATTGCCCCCGGTGCCGCAAACGTCGCTCCGTTTAGGGAGCTGGCATTGAGGTTGGGAATGTTGGTCGTGCTCGCTACGACAAATGGAGCTGTGCCGGTAGCCACCGTTGAAACAAGCTGATTGGTAAACTGTCCCCGGTTAAAACGGAGCCCAAAGATGTTTGTTAGCGTAGCATTGGTGCCCTGAATGGGGTCTGCAA